TGTTCTTGCACATCCTGCGAAGCTGCTCTTCGCATGTCTCGCTTTTCTTTTTTACTGCACTCATATTTATCCTTTCTGTTTACTCCTATAATATCCTATTGCTTGAAGCTTGTCAAGCTTGTTGCTTGCAGCTTGAGGCTTGCCGCTTGTAGCTTGAAGCTTACACTCCGGGCCCGCCCAATTTAATGGGCAGACTAGTACAGGTTATTTCAACCCGGTTTCGGCTGTGCTACCGTTTGGTCAAGCGGTGCGAATAACCCTTGCACTGGGAAACACTTGACCCCAGATCCATCAACGGTACGGGCGCGACCCGAATGGCTAATGGATCAGGGCTCAAGGGCGCAGGTGTGCGTAGGCGGGGATTTTGGTATGCATCCCTACTTTCCCAGCAACTAAAGTGCTCTCGACCTATGCTATAGAGTTTATTTCCTCACTCCAAGCGCCTTTGACCTGAAAGGACTACAGGTTAAGATTGTTCGTTTTACTATGCAACCAAGAGTAGAATAATTAATTCTACTCTCCTGTATTCCTAACACTATATAAACACTTGACAATCTTTTGTCAATAGGATAAACCTATATTATTAATAATAAAAACAGAAAGGACACAATGTCAAAAATACGTATGAACACCGAATATAGAAACAAGCTCTATAATCGGATTAAAGATGTTTTTGAGAAAGAAGATACTCAGGAACGTCAAGCATTTCTTGAAGCAAGAGAGAACTTTGATCAAAGTCAAAAGTCCACTTTTGAACTTGCAAGACAAGTTGTAGAGAGGTCATATCCGAAAGATGATGTAGCCACACTACGAACTTTCAAAAAGAAGTATGGCGACCCATGTGATGTAGTTGCTAAAGATAAGTGCTTCTACTTTGCACACTCGGAAGATGTTGATAATGAGGGCGAGAAAGAGGAAACTAAATCACACTTTGATTTTAGTTTGTTTGGCAATCTCAATGGCAACGAGTATGGCAATGGCGAAGATAGTCAGCATTTTGCTCACGCATATTATAGGGAGGAACTTAAAGCAAAAGGTTTAAACCCAGATATTATTGCACAGCAAGAGGGCAAAAATGATAACCCACATAAAACTAAACACATAGAGCAAAACAATAATTTCTTAGGTAAATCTTCACACAGAAGTAGTAGTGAGGAGGGCATTGGTATGACTAAACAGTTTGATGACCAATTTCAATTAGATGTTATTGGAACTTCTTATTGTAGGTCAAGAGCAATCGCTTGTACCAAAGATGAATATAATATCTTTTTAACATGGCGAACTGCTAAAGCTAATGTTGTTTCCAAACACCAAACGTGGATTGATAGTATAACGAAACAAGCAGACCAATTAAAGATTGGTTTAAAAGCATATCGTTATTTATCTGAGGGCATAGAACTTGCAACAGAACTTGGAATAGAAGTTGATGAGGCAGAATTAGTTAGAACTAACTCTACTGGTTTAACTATCTACAATCCTAGTAATCTTGCTTCTATGATTAAAGGCATGAAGAATAAAAATCAAACAAGAGAGGATAAGATTAAAGCTAGAATGAAATATGAGGCACAAATAGCGACTAAATACTAACACTTGACATCTATGGGATTATCTTGTAGGATAATCCCATAACAACAGAAAGGACAAAATGTTTTACATAACTTACTTCGCAAAAAAGCATAAAGCTTTTATTACGAGAAAAGGTCAATACAATAAACCAGACGGAACTGAGGGCAGAGCTTTTGTATCTAAAGACGGCAACCCTTGTTTAGTCTATTGGGATTTAGACGCAGACGGTTGGAGAAATGCAACTGGAAAGGTGCAGATAAAAATATGAATAAAGCTGAACTAATAGGAAGATTATTAATGGTACTAATAGGCTTCGCAGTTGCAATGTTAGGATTAATTTATGCAATCCACACGCAAGATGTTTATCTTGGAATATTAATTGCAGTTGGTGGTGTGGTGTCAATGTTATGGGGGTTACCAGAATGAGTTATATTTGGTGTCATGGTCCGAGTTGTCATACTCAAAAAACACAGGACCGAGTTCGAGGAACTAAAGGATCGAAAGTTTTAAGAACTAGAAAAATAAAACAGAACACAGAGCAAAGTTGGTACAGCCCTGACAGCATATATAATTATTTTTGTAGTCAAGGTTGTATTGCTGATTTCTGGAATACAAACGCACAACGAGTGATTGCACTTGCACCACGAACCGAGCCACTCGAAACGCGTATCGAAGACCCTACAAAAGAAAAGCACACGACTAGTTGGGGGCATACTTATTACAATCACACAATAAATAAGATTGACAATGCTTGACTTATCCTATATATTCAAGGACATGGAAACACAGAAAGAAATCAAAGCGCCACACTTCACAGACAATGGCGACTATACAAGACGTAATAGATTCACAGGCGAGTCTATTGAACTAACAAAAGAGGAAGCGCAGAAGCACGATGAGATCTTCTACTTCGAAGCTATCGCTACTCTTGACGATAAAGAACTAGGCACAGGTGGCAGTAAGTATTGGCAAGAGATGAGAGAGAGACTACATTGGTTTCGTAAACATAATGCGAAAGCCTATATGGTTTTATTAGATTAAACTACAGGTTGTAGCGCGCTTCGCGCGCTACTTACCCTCGGCCCTTCGGGCCTCGGGCATAGAGGTACCAAAGCAATCCCAAATTTTCCCTGTCTAATTTTTTTTATTTTATATATATACAAAAGGGGTCCCAGCAGGTGGCATATATTGCTAAGTCTTGTATACTCATATACAGTAAATACTTACTAGGTTTTAAAATTAATCCTAAAAAATTTTGCAGAAAATTTTTTTGAAATGAAAATAGATTTAGAAAAGATAAAAAGATTACCTCCTGATGTAAAAAAAGAGTTTATGAAGACCTATCTTCAGTTTAACGAGAAGAAGAAGGAAGCTAGTATTAGAGATGACTTCATGAAGTTTGTAAAGCACATGTGGCCGGATTTTATTGAAGGTTCGCACCACAAGATTGTTGCTGAAAAATTTAATCAGATAGCTGAAGGTAAAATTAAAAGGCTGATTATAAACATGCCACCAAGACATACCAAGTCTGAGTTCGCTAGCTACTTGCTGCCCGCTTGGATGGTGGGTAGAAACCCGAAGCTAAAAATTATTCAATCGACTAACACCACAGAACTATCCGTTAGATTCGGGCGTAAAGCAAAACAACTTTTAGATAGCCCTGAGTATCAAGGTGTATTTAAAACTAGACTTAGAGAAGACTCACAAGCTGCAGGTAAGTGGGAGACACAACAAGGTGGTGAGTATTATGCAGCTGGTGTCGGTTCCGCGATTACAGGTCGTGGTGCAGATTTACTTATCATCGATGATCCACACACAGAACAAGATGCAATGAATCGAGAAGCCATGGAAAGAACTTTCGAATGGTATACGTCAGGTCCTCGTCAACGTCTCCAGCCAGGTGGATCTATTATTCTAGTTATGACGCGATGGAACACTAAAGATCTTACAGGGAGATTACTTGGCGCGCAGCGAGAAGCTAAAGCTGATCAGTGGGAGATTGTAGAGTTCCCTGCTATCTTACCATCAGGCAAACCTTTGTGGCCAGAGTATTGGAAGTTAGATGAATTAGAAGCTGTCAAAGCTTCAACAGGTGTACAGAAATGGAATGCTCAGTATATGCAGAATCCAACTTCAGAAGAAGGAGCAATCATCAAACGAGACTGGTGGGTGCCTTGGGAAGAAGAATTTATACCTGCACTAAAGCACGTCATACAATCTTACGATACAGCGTTTGGTAAAAAACAAACCAATGACTATTCAGCAATCACAACGTGGGGTGTGTTTTATTTAAATGATGATAGCCCGGCTAGTTTAATATTATTAGATTCTAAGAAAGGACGATACGACTTCCCAGAATTAAAACAGGTTGCTTACGAGCAATGGAAGTATTGGGACCCTGATACAGTCATTATTGAAGCCAAAGCATCAGGTCAGCCTTTGACTGATGAGATGAGAAAGATGGGTATACCCGTCGTTAATTTTACACCGAGCAAAGGAAACGACAAGCACACCAGAGTAAATTCTGTTGCACCTTTGTTTGAATCTGGTATGATATATGCTCCGAACCAGGAATTCGCTGAAGAAGTGATCGAGGAGTGTGCGGCCTTTCCATTTGGTGACCATGACGATTTGGTTGACTCGACAACCCAAGCTATCATGCGGTTTAGACAAGGTGGGTTTATATTACACCCTGACGATGAGAAACAAGAGGCACAGCCTCAAAGGAAGAGGATTTATTACTGATGTTAAACTTATTAATTAAATTATTTGGAAAAGGATACGTCAACAGAATGATTGGCACAGCAACCAATGTAAGCAAACCTATTAAGCTAGATAAAAACAGTCCTTTCAAATTATATTCAGACAAAGCTTTTAATGATCCTAAAGTTTTAGATTTTATAGAAGAGAAAATAATGGAGTATGGTCCATACGCATTATCTAATAAAAACGCTACAGAAGTAAAAAACTTTGAAATGAATGCCCGAAGACTTCTTAATGCTAGACAATCAAAAGAAGGAAGCACACTACAAAGTGCAGTTGAGTCTATGTTTGGACCATTAGGTAAAAAAATAAAGCCTGAAGCAGAGATTGTTGATATTACAACACAAAAACCTGTTAGTGAAAAAGGTATCCTAACTTTGAAAAAAGAACTTGGTTTACCTGAAGGTGTAGAGCCAGGAAGCATAGCTGATAAAGCAATTAAAGAATCTGTTGAATACAAAACGAAACAACAGGGTGTAAAGTCTGTACTAGATGAAGACTATGTGCCACCAAAGACAACACTTATTGATGAGGATGAAGTGGTGTCAGCAACTAAAATGTCAGAACAAGGAGCCAAAGCATACAGCGCTAACATAGAATCTTTTAGAAGACCTATCGTTAGACAGATGCTGTTAAAAGATACTAGAATAAAATTACCCGCTGATGTTCGAGAATCTTTGCTAATGAAATCTGATTTACAAAGAGGAGCTGATCCTAAGATGGATCCTTTAAGATTGGTAAATGAATACTATGATGTTGATTTTAAAAAATTAGATGAGTTAGAAGAAATTAGATTTACAGCAAAAGATGAGTTTGAAGCAGCAGATGAGTTTCTTCAAAAAGGTGGACTAAAACCAAAAGATTCAAACCTTGGTGACAGATTAAAAGATTTAGATGATGACATTCCTGATATGGCTGAAGGCGGTCGTATTGGTTTTGCGGGTGGAGGGATAAAATTTCTATTAAATTTGATTAATAAAAAATTTGGTAAAGACACAATTAAAACTGCAGATCAAGTTAAACTTACAGATGAGATGAAATCTCAAAGAAACGAAAGAAGACTTTTAGAAGAGCTGCAAGATTACAAAGAGATTGCTCCTAAGTTTTATCAAAGAATGAATTTAAAATTAAAATACCCCGGCATTTCAGATGAATTAATTGCAAAAATTATGGCCGATGACGATCCACAAAGAATAGCAGAAGTTATGGCAACTATGGATGAAGGACTTAAAATGGTGGAGAAAGGTATGAGCAATGATGAGATTATTAGTGTATTTAAAAAAACTCCAAGAACTAAAAACGCAGGCGGCGGTTTAAACTATTTGATGGGGATGTAATGAAGATAGCCGAATATAATGAAATGATGGCTTATCTAACTAGACCAGAGCCTTTACCTCAACCAAAGCCAGAAGAACTTTTAGATTTACAAGAACAAAAAAGAAAAGACAGATTAAGAAAAACTATGGATGAACTCGATCCTGTTTTGATGGATGAGTCTGTAGATTTTATTGAGAGAGAAAATTTCGCAGAAAAAGGTTTAGCAAAACTTAAAATTGATCCAACAGCTTCAAAAGATGCACAAATTCTTGTTCAAGAAGGTATTTATTTTAAACCTAGAACAGGAAACTTCGTGGTTCAATTAGCTAGAGGACCAGGAATAAAAACAACTGTAGGTGTGAATGGAGAAACTATGAAAACTTTAGGAGCAGCCAAAAAAAGACTGGCCGCGTTTGAAGAACAGTTTCCAAAAACAATTGCTAAAACAAAAAAACCACCAGAGGGGTCAAAAAAATTTTTAAAAGATTGGATGGCAGAGAGAGATGTTTCTAAATGGGAAGATTTAACTAAAACACAAAAAGATAATTTTGTTCGTACAGTTTGGCCTAAAGTTCAAAAACAATCTAAATTAATCGCCAATAAAATACCTGCTAGTGAAATGGCAGAATTATTAGGAATTGATAAAAGCGTTTTAGATAATGCTAGAAAAACAGGATCTATCTTTGCTCAAGAAATAGAAAAAGTTTTAGGTGAGCCTGTTAATTTAGTGGGCAAAGCAGGAGGAACGATAGGAGAAAGGGGTGAATATGTTTATTACGACAAACCTACAAGCGCACAAATAAAATCATTAAAGACTTATATACCAAAAACATTTGGTCAGTTAACTCAAGACGTAACTAATAGAGTTAAAACATTAGCAGATGATACAGAATTTATGAATGATTTAAAAAAAATAAAAACTGTAGATGATGTTGATAAATTAAAAATGTTAGAAACATATACAGATAAATATCCAGAACTAAATTTATCAAGTGGTAAATTAGCTAGAGCAACTTTACTTATTTCACAGGTAGCTGGAGGCAATGCAGAGTACAGAGGATTAGATAATATTAAACTAGATAAAGTTTTATCTAGACGTCTTAATAATATGATTGAGAATGCTCCGTTTGGAAATGTTTATAAAAAAGAAGCTTATGATCTTGCCATGTCGAACATTGATCAACAATTTGGAAGTGAAACAGCTACGTTTTCAAAATACAGAGATAAAATAAAATCAGAATTTAATAGATTAGGTTTTGATGATTTTAAAAAATTTAATCTTGATGAGTATGTTGGAACAAGTATCGGTGGTTTTAAGGGCGCTGGACAATATTCTGTTTTCTCTAGACTACTAGCAGCAGATGTAAATAAGAAAAGTGGTGCTAGTTATTTAGGTCGTTTATCACAAGCCACTGATAATTTAGAGGATGCATTAGCTTTAAGTGACGGAAAAATTACTAAAGAGATTCGTGACATTGTAAAAAACAATATGGAAGATGCTTTAAGAACTGCTAAGAAAACAAAAAACTCTATGCCTTATCTTTCACTTAAACCACCAGGGAGCAAAGAAAATTTTGGAGTTAAAAGATTAAATCAACTTGAAGCACAAGGACTTGAGTTTAAAAAATTTTACAAAGAAAGAGGCTTTGGTTTTACTGGATTAAAAGAAGCTATGACACAGAAAGAAATTATATCTGATCTTCAAAAAATACCGACTAATACTGAAGGGGAACAACTTCAAAATTTAATTAAAAAAATGGGAATAAAATCAACAGACACTAAACAAATAATTTTAGATAAAATTAAAAAAGCACCTATATCTAATAAAGCTAAAGCTCTTATACTTCCAATTGTTGTTGGAGCTACAGCGATAACTGGCGCAGATTTAATAACAAGTTCTGTTGAAGCAGCTGAGGGAGAAGGAGGAGCCGAAGAAGCAAAAAGCGTGTTACCATCTTTTAGTGAAGCAGCAGCCCTTACTACAGGCGCAGCAATTGGGTCTAAAGCAACAGCAACTGATCCACTTAAAGGTTTAAGACGTTTTGGAAAACAAGGAGCAAAAAATCTTTTAAAAGGAATTTTTAAAGTAGCAGGAGCTCCTACTGTAGCAGCAGGATTTGCTGGTTCTGAAATTTTAGATTATAAAAAACCAGAAGATTCAATATTAGATATTGATAGACTTGATCCAAGAAATTATGAACTTCAAGAAGATCCAAATATAAAATTAGCGGGCGCAAGTTTATTAGCACCAGAACTTGTTGGATCATTCGCACCAACAGGAAAAGGTATTTTGTCTAGAATTGGAAGATTTGCAGCTAATCCTTTTGGTAAAGCTGCAAGAGCATTTACACCTGTTGGATTAGCAACAATAGGAGCAGGAGCAGCTTATGATTTGTATAAAGAGTTTGAAAGAAGACAAGCTTTAACTGACGAAGAGAGACTACTAGAAGATATAGAAGCTCAAGCAATAGATGATGAGATGATGGTGGGCGCTGCTGAAGGTGGAAGAATAGGTTTTGCAGATGGATCTAAAAATCGTAAAAGAAAAGCACTATATAAAGTACCTAGACTTAGTAAAATATTATCTGGGCTAGATTATTTAATTGATCTTTTAAATAAAAAAACCATAACTGTAAAAAGAGGTGAGTCCGGAACTAAAGGTGCAAGTAGTTCTTTTAGTGATCCAGATTATAAAGGAAAATATTTTACACCTGAAGGTGGTGGTTTTGGAACTGCTGCAGAAGACGCTAGATACTATAGTAAGTTAGGTGGAGATGAAGCAAACCCAAAAGTATTTACAGCTGAACTAACTCCAGACGAAATAGAAGAGGGTTTACGTTTAAGAGCTTTAGATTCACAAGATCCTGAAATAGGAGATATTATATTACCTGATTCAGCAAAAGATAAAGTTAAAATAGATTATCTAAATACCATCAGAGCTCAATTAGAAAAATATCTTAAAATGGCCGAAGGAGGCAGAATAGGTTTCGCAAGTGGACCAGATGATCCAAAAAGAAGAAATTTTTTAAAACTTATGGGGGGTCTAGCATCATTACCTGTCCTTGGAAAATTTTTTAAGGTTGGAGAAAAAGCAGCACCGATTGTGCAACAACTTAAAAACACAAGCACAACGATGCCAGAGTGGTTTCCCGATTTTGTAAATAAAATTACGTTTGGTGGATTTGGTAAAAAAATAGATGCAGATATTATAAAGTATGAACCAAAAGAATTACCCGGCATAGAAATTTATAGACATGACGATGGCAAAGTTTTTGTATCAGGTAAAAATGAATATGGAAAATCATATGAAATTGAATACGAACCACCAGGTTATGAATTAATAGATGAAACAACGGGTAAAGCGGTAAAGAGAAAAGGTGAATTTATAGCTCAAGAAGAAGTGCCTGTTAACGTAGATCCTGATGGCAACGCTGATTTTGATGTAGAGATTCTTGATGATTTAGATAATATTATGGGTGGAGATACAAGACGTATGGAAGAATTTGCAACAGGTAAAGTTACAAAAACAGTTAAAGATATGACAGGCGACACAGGCATAAAAAGAGGTGAGTATAACGTTGGTGCAGCCGAAGCAAGATTTGAGCAAGCAGCAGATGAAGCAGCTGAAAGGCTAGCGGACGAAGCAGAGGAGGCAGCAGCAGCACTAAATGAAATTGACTAAAACCATACCCCCTAAATCAGGTCCTCAGTCTGAGGGCTTGCTTATTAATTACAATACTGTTAAACCTGTGAAACTGGAGAAAATAAATGGCAGACATAGACAAATCTCTTCCAAACGTAGAGCAAGAGATAAAAGTACCATCACCTGAAGAGTTAGAAATTGCTGAACAAGAAAAACAGCAAGAAGTTGATGAACAAGGTGACCCTGTAGAAATACAAGAGAACGAAGATGGCTCTGTAGATATTAATTATGATCCGTCAATTGGATCGGTTGAAGGTGGACAAAATCATTACGACAATTTAGCTGAACATTTACCGGATGATATTATTGGAAGATTAGGAACAACACTTTATCAAAATTATCAAGATTATAAAAACTCTAGAAAAGATTGGGAAAGAGGTTACAGAGAAGGCCTAGATCTTTTAGGATTTAAATACGACAATAGAACAGAACCGTTTCAAGGTGCATCAGGTGCAACACACCCTGTGTTAGCAGAAGCTGTTACACAATTTCAAGCGTTAGCTTACAAAGAACTATTACCGGCAGAAGGCCCAGTTAGAACACAAATTTTAGGGAACCCTACTCCAGATAAAGAACAACAATCTCAAAGAGTAAAAGATTTCATGAATTATCAAATTATGGATAAGATGAAAGATTACGAACCTGATTTTGATTCGTTATTATTTCACTTACCGTTAGCAGGCTCAGCTTTTAAAAAAGTTTATTATGACGAAGCAATTTCAATGGCTTGCTCTAAATTTGTACCCGCAGATGATTTGATTGTTCCGTATACAGCTACCTCATTAGATGATGCGGAGTCTATCATTCATCGCGTACAAATATCTGAAAACGAATTAAGAAAACAACAAGTAGCTGGTTTCTATAGAGATGTAGAATTAAAACCAGGTCCAGTTAACGAAACCGAAATAGAGAAAAAAGAACGTGAACTTCAAGGAGAAACAAAAGGAAGAGATGAAGATATTTTTAATTTGTTAGAGTGCCACGTAAATTTAGATCTTGAAGGTTTTGAAGACATGGGAGAAGACAATGAACCAACAGGTATCAAACTTCCATACGTTGTAACTATTGAAGAAAATTCTAGAGAAGTTTTATCAATCAAAAGAAACTATGAAATAGGTGATCCTTTAAGAAAAAAAATAGATTACTTCGTACATTTTAAATTTTTACCAGGACTAGGTTTTTATGGTTTTGGTTTAATACATATGATTGGTGGATTATCAAGAACAGCTACGGCTGCATTACGACAACTATTAGACGCAGGAACTTTATCAAACTTACCTGCAGGCTTTAAACAAAGAGGAATAAGAATAAGAGATGATGCACAATCAATTCAACCCGGTGAATTTAGAGATGTAGACGCACCAGGTGGCAACATCAAAGACTCTTTTATGATGCTTCCATTTAAGGAACCATCACAAACCTTATTAGCACTTATGGGCGTCGTAGTACAAGCAGGTCAGAGATTCGCTTCAATAGCAGACTTGCAAGTAGGTGAGGGTAATCAACAGGCAGCAGTGGGTACGACAGTAGCTTTGTTGGAAAGAGGTAGCAGAACAATGTCTGCTATTCATAAAAGAATTTACGCAGCCTTAAAACAAGAATTCAAATTAATGGCAAGAGTTTTCAAGTTATATCTACCACAGGAATATCCTTATGATGTTGTTGGTGGTCAAAGAATGATTAAACAAACAGACTTTGACGATAGAGTAGATATATTGCCAGTTGCGGATCCAAACATATTTTCCCAGACACAGCGTATTTCCCTCGCACAGTCGGAACTGCAGCTGGCTCAATCTAATCCACAAATTCATAATTTGTACCAAGCGTATAGAAATATGTACGAAGCATTAGGTGTTAAAGATATTGATAAACTTTTGAAACGACAACCAGTTCCCACACCGAAGGACCCAGCATTAGAGCACATTGATGCTCTTGCTGGGAAACCCTTCCAGGCTTTTCCTGGTCAAGATCACAGAGCACACATTACAGCTCACTTAAGTTTCATGGCAACCAACATGGCTAGAAACGCACCAATCGTTATGGCAGCTCTTGAGAAAAATTGTTTTGAACACATTTCTTTAATGGCTCAAGAACAAGTTGAAATAGAATTTAGAAACGAAATGCAACAACTTATGGCAATGCAACAAAACCCACAAGCTATGGCTGACCCAGCTATGATGAATCAAGTTAGAATGATATCAGAAAAAATAGAAGCAAGAAAAGCACAACTGGTAGCTGACATGATGGGTGAGTTTGTGAAGGAAGAGAAGAAAATTACATCACAATTTGACAATGACCCTATTGCAAAACTAAGAGCGAGAGAGTTAGACCTTCAAGCACAAGAGAATCAAAGAAAACGTCAAGAGGGTGAAGACAGAATTAATCTTGATAAGATGAGAGCTATGATGAATCAAGAGAACCAAGATGAAAAATTAGAGCAAAACGAAGAATTAGCAAAATTAAGAGCAAATACTTCAATTGAAAAAACAATATTATCAAAAACTTTACCAAGTGCTAAAGATATGGGCCCTAGTAACGTGATAATTAGGAGAGATGATGAGTAAAAAGATGACAAAGCCTCAAAAAAAGGTTAAAAAAGTCATGAAGGAGTTTAAAAAAGGTAAACTCAACATAGGTAAGAGCGATAAGAAGGTAAAAAATCGTAAACAAGCTATTGCGATTGCACTTTCTAGAGCTGGAATAGATAAAAGGAGCTAAAATGGCAGAAGAAAATAAAAAAAACCTGAACCACGAAATGTTTACGAACAAAGATGGTTATGTTGAAGGTGGAAAAGAGATCGAAACAACTAATCCATCTGAAACACAAGAAGCAGAGGTTCAAGGTCAAGGAAATATCTTAGCAGAGAAAAAAAGAAAAGCTAAGTGGTACTAATATGGCGTGGTTTAGTTTAGCAAAAATAGCTTTGCAGGCTGGCAGTAAGATCTACGCTAATAAACAGAAGACAAAAATGGCTATGTCTGATGCACAGCTTATGCATGCAGAAAAAATGGCTCGGGGTGAGGAAGCTTACCAAGGTAAACTTCTTGAAGCTCGTC